AGACTGCGCTTTGACGATGATAACGAAGAATTATTTATATATGACAGAAACCGAAACAAAATTATGGCATGTGCCAGTTATAAAGATTTAAGAATTGGTTTTAATATCTAAAATATATAAACTGCTGACCTATCGGCACGACGGGAGAAAGAGGTATAAAATGACAAGAACAGTTGATTTAATCAAAAAACACACTCAGGAGTACAATGAGTATATGCTCAAAAATGGCGAGTACAGCTTCCACAGATTTACAGACGGTTCTATCCATTTCACAAAACCGGTGTTTGTTACTAGAAATATTGTGAAAGAAACTGGCATATTACCTCTCAGACCTGTAAGAGAGTTGGAAGAGCTTGTGAAAGCCTCTATGGATGATGGCGCTTTAGTTACAATCAACGACCACATTAGATTTAGAGGACGTGACGCTATTTTAGGCGAAACTGAGATTGCGTTTTGTAATAGTAGTATTAGAATTGAATACACAGGGATTAGCAACATATATGTCGATTTCAATCACGAACTGAGAAAAATCATGAAAGATATACAAAACGGTCGTTACGGGGATGTTGTTTTTATAGATGGCGTTAAAATAAGCACTCATGATTTAGCGCTGTTGGAACAGGAATTGGTGTATTTTCCAGATGATAACGAATTGCATACACACGGGGTATATAAAAAATATAGTGACGTCATATCAATTGTAGATATTGCCGGATATTATATTTTTTGGAGGGGTCAAAAATGATAGCAACAACTACGAGTGATATAGTTTACGTGTCTATAGCTTTAATCATGATGTTTGTGTCAGGGTACATCCTTGGCACAACAGACGAAATGGGGAGAGAAAAAAGAAGAAAAGAAAAACTCAGAAGAAAACGAGAGCAAAGAAAGGAGTTGAAAAAACATTGAGAAAATTATCAGTACGATTAGATATGAGAATATACAATTGGGCGGAAGAATATGGAACAACAGTGAGCGAATACCTCGAACATGCTGTGTATTCAACACTTGAGTTCGGCGGTAGAGGTTTTCAGTTCGAATCCATGAGGGTTGTACCGAAATATGACACAAGTGTGTACCTCACAGATAAAACTTTTAGAGAAGTAAAGAAGTTGGCAAAACATAACAACTTGAGCAAAGCGCAAATACTGAATCGTTCTGCGATAATGTTTCACGTGAAACATATTCACGATGTAGAACGAGAGGAAATGGAGAGTGAGCAGTGGCATGATAACAGATTATGCAAAACGCCGTACTAAAGTTATAAGAAAGCTTAAAGTTTTAGCGCAAAACAAAAATTTCGGCATGGGTGCAAAGAGTAATATACAATACATGCTACAGCAATTACCACCAGAAAGTCAGATAAAAACCGCCCGCCAGAGACGAGGTGCAATGGAAGCACTAGAACAAGCTGAGAAATCTGATTTATACAGTGTATCAGGGCAAAGGAGAATTGCCAGACGAAAAATGGCAAAGCTTGAAAAGTTGGGGATTAAATTTAAGACTTATAAAGAGCTCAATGAGTTTGGTGAGTTCATGGAATCTGTTCGCGATTATTCATTGGGGCGAGTATACGACAGCACAAAGGCGCTAGAGTTGTTTATTGATAGAGGTGAAAAATCTGGTGATGAATTACTCAATCAGTACAGGGAATGGCAAAAAGCAAAGAGAAGAATTGATACGTAGAGTACAACAGATATATAGAACACCTAACATGAGAGGAAAACAACGCTTTGCAAAACAGTCATACCGAAATTGTATATGCGCTTTTGATATCGAAACTACACGACTTCCTGAAATCGAACAGAGCATCATGTATTTATGGCAATTTGCGGTATTACTTGATGATAACGAAATAATATGTGTGTACGGGAGAAATTGGAACGAACTTGAAGAATTGTTTACTGGAATCGAAGATGAACACCTTATCACAATGATTTTCGTTCACAATCTGTCATACGAATTTCAGTTTCTGCGCTCACATATAGGAATAAAGCCGGATGAGGTGTTTTCTCTCAAACCTCGAAAAATACTCAGAATCAGGGCAGGAAATCATATGCAAGGAAATTTGGAGTTTCGATGCTCATACATGCAGACACACAAGAGCCTTGACAAGTTCCTGAGCGATAGTGGGGTTGAGAACCAGAAGTTGAAAGATTTTGATTATGACAAGCGTAGATATCCGTGGACAGAATTAACACCCAAAGAAATTGAGTACGGGTGCAACGATGTTATCGGATTATTACAGGCAATGCATAAACGATTGGTGGATAATAACGATACTCTATACACTCTACCATTAACATCTACAGGTTACGTCAGGCGAGAAGCAAGGCAAGCTATGAAACAGTACAATTATAAAAAACTGCACAGCATGATGTGCGATACAAGCTTATACGCACTTCTTAGAGAAGAATTCAGGGGTGGCGATACTCACGCAAATAGATATCATGTAGGGAAAATACTCAATAATGTTGCTTCCTTCGACAGGGCAAGCTCTTACCCGGACGTTATGCTCAATTGTGAATTTCCAATGACAAAATTTGTGCGACAGGGAAATTGCTGTATAGAGGATATTGACAGGTGGACAAAATTCCACAAGGCTTATGTGGGGCGATTCCATTTCCGAAACATCAGGCAAAAAGATGTGTATTACGGTGCGCCATATCTTACAAAAGACAAGGGCTATTGCATAAGCACAGAATCAGTTTGGGACAATGGGCGTCTACTCTCAGCCGATGAATACTCGTGTACACTAAACGATATTGATTTTGGAATTGTAAAAGGGGAATACGTTTGGGACAGCGTGGAACTTACAGATTTTTATACAGCAGGGTACGGTTATCTCCCAGAACCATTGCGAAATCTGGTGAAACGCTTATTTACAGATAAAACGTCTTTAAAAGGTGTTGAGGGTAAGGAAATTGAGTACGCTCTGTCAAAAGAATTGATAAACTCACTATACGGGATGTCCGCGCAAAACCCTGTCAAGCCAGATATCATCTACAGTAACACCGAAAAACCATTCTCGGTTGAGGACGGGGACACAGAGGAAAAGTTAATGAAGTATAACAAAAGGGCATTTATGTTATACGCATGGGGTTGTTGGGTGACTGCTCACGCAAGACAAAGGCTCAAGCTTGCCGTGAACATAGCTGGCGAAGATTTTGTTTACTGCGACACAGATTCGTGCAAAATACTGATTACAGAAAGATATCCCGAAATCCAAAAGGGGTTTGACGAGCTGAATAATCGGTTAAAGAACGATTCTTCAGAAAATGGTGGTCATGCTACAGATCCAAAGGGCGTGGAACATTATCTGGGTGTATACGAGTATGAGGGTACATCCGACCGATTTATCACATTAGGTGCGAAAAAATACGCACAGGAAAAAAACGGCAAGCTCGAAATCACAATAGCAGGGGTGAACAAGAAAAAAGGTGCGGAAGAATTGCGGGAAATGGGCGGTTTGGAAGCTCTAAAAATCGGAACCACATTCAGGACTGCAGGTGGCACAGAATCTGTCTATAATGATGCAGATTATGGTTATTACAACCCCGACCCAGACAACCCGGATAAAAGTGTGTGCATTACCAGAAATGTTGTCATACGCCCGTCTGAATATACTGTAGGACTTACTCTCGAATACCTGAACGTTCTTAACAGCGTTGACTTGTGGCATGATTTTCTAAAAAATACCGAAGAAAAGTCTTGACATATACACCCACATATGCTATTATATACTTGTAACAAAACAAAATAGAAAAGGAGTTGAAAAACATGATTACAAGAAGCATTGAGAAAGTAACAGCAAAGATTACAGACGAAAACGGACAGTCTGTAGAAAAGACCTACTACGGTGCAAACGTAACAGCTACAAAGATTAAAAAATCTTACGAAGCTGAAACAGGAGTAAAAGCTGTAAAAGTGTCAATGGATACTGAAGTTGTAAAAGCATCTATGACAGAAGCTGAATTTGTACACTACGGAAAAGTAGAGTAAGGAACACATCAAGAATCAAACAGGTCGCAATCTGAAACAGCTCCCGGCTGTGGGTAAAACAGCATAAAAAGAAAAAGGAGAAAAAACAGCATGAAAATTATTAAAACAAACATTCAGGAAAACGAGTACACAATGGAGTTAATGTTTGCAATGTTTGAGGACGAAAACAGAATCCGTCTTTCTGACACTGCTGGCACAACCGTTGAATTTGACTACTATGCTATTGTGGAAGATGAAAACGCAAAGGGTGAAGTTGTAAAAACTCTGTCAATCGAGGAAGCGGAAACACACAACGTTTATGTGACGACATCTACCTCATTCATTCAGGCTTTCGAGCGTATCACCACAATGGCTGAAAAATGCGGAGAGGACTTCCGAAAAGTATCTGTATCTTTCAAAAAATCACAGCGTGGAAGAAACTTCTTAGTAGCAGGTTATGTGAAATGAAAAAACCTGAACTGTACGACAGTAACGGTTATGTGAATATAAGGGGCATCTTGGAAACAGGGTGCCCTTTTATCTTTATATGGGGCGGAAGAGGAACAGGAAAAACGTATGGTATTCTAAAGGACGCTGTGGAAAATAATAAAAAATTCATTTACCTGCGAACTCGTCAAACCCAGATAGATATGATTCGAACACCCCAATTTAACCCCTTCAAGCAATACAATGCGGACTGTGATAGACGCATCACACCGTCACCAATTAACAAAATGTATTCAGGTTTTTACGATACAGTATTCGACGATAAAACGAAAAAATATATAAACTCTGGAGAACCACTAGGCTATTCTGCGGCACTTGGCACAATATCCAATTTAAGGGGGTTCGGGGCGGCAGACGTTGAGTTGATGTTTTATGACGAATTTATTCCTGAAAAGACAGAGCCACAGTTAAAAAACGCTACGATAGCGCTCTTGAATGGTTACGAAACCATAAATCGAAATCGAGAGCTTACCGGGAATAAACCTCTACAGCTCATATGTGCATCTAACAGTGAAAACGCAAACTGCGACATATTCGCAAAACTGGGCTTAATCCGCAAAGTCACCGATATGCACAAAACAGGGCAGGAATTTAGTTATCTGCCTGATAGAGGTATTATCCTTATCAATCTTGCCAACTCCCCGATTTCACAGGCAAAATCTGAAACAGCGGTATACAAAATGGTTGGAAAAGACAGTGATTTCTACAAGATGTCAATTCAGAATGATTTTTACGCTGAGGACTATTCAGATATTAAATCAGAGCCTATAAACGAGTACGTCCCCATTGTAACAGTTGGAGAAATAACCATATACACTCACAAAAGCAAGGAAAAACTGTATATCACACAACACTTGCAAGGTTCACCACAAATTACGTACACCACTTCGACCAGAGATTTAACAGCTTTCCGACACAAGTTCATATGGGTCTGGGGGATGTACCTTGACGGGTTAGTGAGTTTTTCTGACATCGAATCAAAATATTTACTTGACAATTATTTCAAGATGTGATACTCTATCATTGTAGGGGGAGTGGTACAAAACCGACGGGCGGAACCCGTGTACATGAGCTTGGTTGGCTCACAGCACTTCCCCTCAATTCAAAAGAGAGGGTGACAAATGTGGAATGGATTCAGGCAGTAAGTCAGTTATTTAGTTCTCTGGGTGTCCCAGTGGCATGCCTAGCGGTAACTTTTTATTTATGGTATCGAGAGACAGAGAACCATAAAGAAGAAATACATAACCTCACTGAGGTTTTGAACAACAATACAATGGCAATACAAAAACTTGCAGACAAACTGGATGTAAAGGAGTGATACAGATGCCATTAGGTGCAAAAATACTACTAGACCCTGATATTGAAGAACAGTACGGAATGATTGACATCATACCAGATAGTGACGTGTATGGCGAATACAAGATAAACACAAAGAGTTCCCCTCTGATGATGCGTGATAAGCCAGACACAAACGCAAATATCATTGTTGAGATGCCAAAAGGGCGTACTATTTTCTGTTATGGGTTCACGGATATTACCATGGAATGGTATCTCTGTGAATACTCAGACAGCGGAAAGATTTATGCAGGTTTTTGTAATAAAAAATATTTAACAAAAAAGGAGTGACAAACATGAAAATCGAGGATATTATTGCACTGTCCGGGGCAGGATTCACAAAAGACGACATTATCAAACTTGCGGGAGTAGTGGCATCACAGAATTATCAGGTCACCACACCACCGGCTCCGGCTCAGGCTCCGATTCAGACACCGGCACCGGCATCAGCAACAGCATCAGCACCGGTTCCGGTACAGGTTCCGGTACAGAATAATACTCAGGACATGTTCAATCAGCGTATGGGTGTTCTTGACAACCGTTTAGACGAGATTACTAAACTGATTCAGGTTGGTAACCTGAGCAATTCCCAGATTCCGGAACCACCTACTACGGAAGATATGTTAGCGTCAATTATTAACCCACCAGTAAAGGAGTGATATCATGGGTTCAGCTACTAAATTAACACCAGGGACACCAAACGTTGCCAATTTCAACTCGGCCGCTATTTTAAATGACATTGTACAGCAGGCGACAGGCTCTAAAACTATTAGCCCGGTTGCAACTAGTGAATTTACTTCGGTTGCTACGACAGCACTCGGATTAGGAATTGACCCATTGCTGAACGCAATTTCTCAGGTTCTCAGCAGAACTATTTTTTCCATTAGACCATATTCCCGAAAGTTTAAAGGTCTGTATCAGGATAACATGACTTTTGGAAATCATGTGCGAAAACTTAACATCGCCGATTCTGTTTGGGATAAAGATGACAGATACGATTTAAAAGACGGGGATAGTGTGGACGACCAGTCTGTTAAAATTCCGAAAGTGATTCAGACAAATTTTTATGGACAGAACATTTATCAGAGACAGATTACTCTGTTTAGAGACCAGTTAAACGTTGCTTTACAGAATGAACAGGAGTTTCAGAGATTTGTTACTATGATTATGACAAACGCATCTGATTTAATTGAGCAGGCACACGAAGCAACTGCGAGAATGACGCTTGCGAACTTCATTGGTGGCAAAGTGAAAGGTGACACTGACAACGTTATTCACCTTGTAACAAAGTATAATGATGTGGCAGGAACCGAACTGACAACTGACACGGTAAAACAGCCAGAAAATTTTGTACCGTTTATGAAATGGGCAACCGGGTATATTAAAACAGTGTCCGACTGGATGACGGAAAGAACACAGAAGTTCCATATTAACATCACAGGGAAAGGAATTTCCCGACATACACCGTACAACAAACAGAAGCTGTATCTGTATTCTGAAGAACTGAATAATATTGATGCTACTGTTATGTCATCTATCTTTAACGACAGCTACTTGAAAATGGCAGACCATGAGAAAGTAGGGTTCTGGCAGAACATCGACAGCCCGGACGGTATTCATGTGAAAGCATCATACATGAATAACACAGGGAACGTTGTGACTGATTCTGACGGCACGGCTACATCAAATATTTTCGGGGTATTATTCGATGAAGAAGCGGTTGGCATTTCAACTTACGGAGAGTGGTCTGCGCCGTCACCGTTTAATGCACGGGGTGGATACAGTAACATTTTCTGGCATTTCAATGACAGATATTATAACGACTTCACAGAAAACGGAGTGGTTTTCTTATTAGATTAATAAGGTGGTGACAGCATGAGAGTTCATTTTTACAATGTAGGAAAACGTAAAAATTCTACATGGGTTCCTCCAGATTCTTCTGCTGTTGTGACTAGAACCGGGGCTTTACGAAGCCCCTCTTCTATTTCAAGTCCAACGCTGAGCGTACAATATAATGACGCTTCTGGGAATCCCACTAGTTTAAATTACTGTTATATTGAGGAATTTAATAGGTACTATTTCGTAAAAGATTGGATGTTTGAAGAGGGTCTTTGGGTTTGCTCATTGGAGTGTGACGTATTAGCCAGCTTCAAGAGTGACATTATAGAAGAAGAATTTTACATTTTGCGAAGCAGTGCCACTTTTGACGGGTCGGTAATAGACAATTTTTACCCTGCAAAATCTGGCTACACAAAAAAGGCGCAAGAAATTAGCGTGTTGCCAGAGGGTGCAAGCACAGGTTGGTTAACAGGTTTCATTATACTGACAGTAGTAGGTCAAGAGGGAGCATTAGAATACTATCAATTTCAAGTAACAGATTTCACAACGTTCTGCCAGAAAGTATTCGGCGACATTGATTGGGCGGATATCAAAGAATCTGGAATAAAAGATTCCATTGTTAAAATTGTTATGAATCCATTCCAGTACGTGTCTAATTGTATGTGGATGCCTTTTGGTATACCGGGAGGAACAGAAGTATCAACTCTTCCGTTAGGATATTGGGAAATTCCTGCAGTGTGTACAAAATTGAATACACTTTTAGCATACAAACTACAACGTAGTGTGACATTGTCAAGTCATCCTCAGGCTTCCAGAGGTGATTATCTAAACCACGGGGCATATCACAGATTAGAAATAGCATCTAGGCTGTTCGGTGTAATGCAGATTGACACCAATAAAATAAATATTAGCTCTCCAATTAATATTGATTTTCGAATAGACCCTAGAACAGGTATATATGACATCTCGTTTACTAATAATAATGCGCTACTCGGCTATAGTTCTGGCATGTATGGAGTTCCTGTACAAATAAATGAAGCTCGAAACAATCCTCTTGAGGGTGTGATATCTTCTGTAGCGGCTCTCGGTAGTATTGCTTCCGCTCAGCTCATGAAAGGAGTTGGATATATCGGGAACGCTGTAAATGAGTTTCTTCCTACAGTGTCGTCAAAAGGTACTAACGGTTCTACGATAGGGACCGACGGTTGGATATCATTTTTTCAATATTTCCTGACAGTCACTGACGAGGACAACAGTGAAAATGGAAGACCGTATATGAAACGTGGTACTTTTAAGTCACTGGGAACCGGATATTATTTGGTAGAACATGGGGACATGAATATTACAGGGGCTTATTCAGATGAAATATCAAGAGTTAAATCATTGTTAGAGGGGGGTGTTTATTATGCATAGAAACATCAGAAATGACAACTCAGCATTATTAATAGGTCTTTCCATTGGGGGATCTGGGGGTAGCGGTGGAGAAATCCCCCTACCGTCTGGAAAATGGAATGTGATAGTTACAGACAAAGAGAACGGATATTTTACACTAGAACAAATGAAGCAAAATGCAGCCAATATTAACAACTACTTTAAGGAAAGAGGGTGGAGTTCGACAGCAAGAATGGCACTTTTGGGGAACATGGAAAAAGAAAGTACCATGAATCCGGGATTAATTGAAGTTGGTGGCGGTACTACTTCGGCAGGCCCGGGAAGAGGTCTTGTACAGTGGACACCCGGTCAGAATCTTCTCACAGTTTTAGACGTGCTGTACGGGGGGCATGATGATTGGTATGACGGGGGAAAACAGTGTGCTGTTTTGTTTGCTGAATATCAGGAAAGTGTGGGGGATGCACATAGGGGTATTGAGCCACAGTGGTATCAGACCTCTAGTTACCCGATAACATGGAGACAGTGGGCGACTGGAAACTATGATTTAAAGTATCTAACAAATGCTTTCATGTACAACTATCTCAGACCCGGTGACTTGAATCAGCCTGATAGATATGTAAAAGCTCAATACTGGAGTTCAGTATTTATAAAGGGGTGATATGATGCCATACAGTTATGAAATGATAAACTTGTTTAATTCTTCCTACAGTCCGTCAACTCTTCATACGAAAAACACACAGATGTTCATGTTTTTCAAGAAATATTTACTTGAAAAAGTTATGTCTGTATTTGAGTTTGAATTGCCTGAAACGTGGGATAAAAATTATTTTTTATATTCACTGTTTTTAAATGGTTATCTGGCAGTTGTAAATACAGATAAATTCGGTGTTATATGTCAGCATTGCGGATTGAGAGGATATAATATCTATTACAATCCTACGCACGCTGTAATTGTGAATCCTTTATTAACGGGAATTTTAGAACCTAAAATTGGTGCTCAATGTTCTCTTATCAGATTACAGCCGGATTACAGCGGTATTTCTGATATTGTAAATTACTATGCCGATAATATGGCTATGACTGCTGAAACGTGTGAAATGAATATCATGAACAGCAAGCTATCATTCCTTTTCGCTGTGAGAGGAAAAAGTCAGGCTGAATCAATGAAGAAAATTCTTGACCAAGTGATGCGGGGCGAGCTTGGGGTTTTCTATGATGAAAAACTGAAAATGGGGAATGACAATATTCCACTAGATTTTTTCAACAATGACTTGAAAAAAAATTTTATTGCCCCGGAATTACAGGACACGTTGAGACGGTGGGAAGAAATGTTTTGCAATGAAGTTGGCATACCGAACGTGAGAAGTGACAAAAAAGAACGCATGATAGTGGATGAGGTAAACAGTAATAATATCGAGTGCTTCACAAAAGCAGAACTGTGGCTTGAAACACTGAAAGAGGGAGTTGAGCAGACGAACAGAATGTTCAATCTCAGCCTGAGCGTTAAACTACGTCATAATGAGGGGGGTGAAAATAATGCCGGGGGAACTTTACTTGAGGGGTCTGCTAGCATGGGATGAGAATCTGCTGAAAGATAATTTCATAAGTCATTTGCCGGCCAATATGGTGAATGATATCGGGAAAGACAATATTCAAGACTATGTTCTGCTGAAATGTACTGAATTGGAAGTTTTGATACCGTCACCTACTGAAATGGCATTGGCTCTAAATTCGTGGGCATCTGTGAATGAAAGGCTATTCTCAATTATCTATGATATAGAACTTGCTATTTCCACAACAGAGGGTGTGAAAACAGAGACGATTACCAGAGACAGAAAAGGGAAGTCTGCGACAGAAGATAAGGAAAATTTAAAACAGGAAAGCAATAGTGGAACAAGTGGCTCGGATTCAACAGCTGAGAAAGTCGCCGGGTTCAACTCGACGGCTCTTGTTGACAAAGGAAGTACTACCATTACTTATGGGGGAAAAGCAAGCTATGATGAGACGAATAACAACACGAAAAATTCTACGAATGAAACGACAGAAACGGAAAAAGAAACGAAATCCACAGGAATGTCGGAACTTGAAGTGCTGGATTTCAAGATTGAAAAATCTATGAGTGCGTTGAGTAAGATTACTGAGATGTTTAAAGAAGAGTTTTTCCTGTTAGTGTATTAAGGAGGGTGAGAAATGTTTAAATTTCCGTATACAAATTTTCATGAAATGAACTTAACATGGATTGTAGAAACAACGAAAAAATTGGTGGATGAGTGGGTTGAAATGCAGGGTGATTTCTCAGATTTACAGGGTGACTTTGAGGAATTAAAGAAGTATGTGACAGATTATTTTGCAAAACTTGAAATTGACAAAGAAGTGCGGAAAATCTTAGAGGAAATGAAAACTAGCGGAGAGCTTTCGGAAATCATTTCAGATGCATTATTACAAGGTGCGTTGGCGAGAGTTAATAAGCCAACAATTCTTATTTTGGGCGACAGCTACGCGGCAGGTGAGAATCTGTCTAACAAAGAAAACTCGTGGGCGTATATGCTCAAGAATGCCCTCGAAAAAAATGGATATACTGTAAAACTGAGCGCCATTGGTGGTTACGGTTTTAAAGCGGACGGGACAAAGACATTTACCAGTATGTTAAACACGTTGGCTAACAGTATGACAACAAATGACAAAACAAATGTCGTCAAAGTGATTGTAGGTGGTAGCTATAACGACAGAAATGCCGCTGAGAGTGAAATCAGTCAAGGGATGATTGATTTTCAAAGTGCAATCTCAAACAATTTTGAAAACTGTAAAAATGTCATTGTATGTCCTATGGGGTGGACGTGGGAAGGACATCAGCAGGGGATTCACACGTCAACTACGTACATCAGTGTAATTAAAGCAATTAAAATATGGATGTATTCTGCGGCTCAGTTGGGATTCAGTGTTATCCCCGCATATCAGGGGATGCTGTATGAATCTTCCTTTTCAAATGACGGTGTACATCCGTCAGACCAGGGGCAGAAGAATATTCTAAATATGGTGATTGGAGCGTTTGACGGGCTTTATTTTAAACCGATTAACAGTATCGAATATGGTACAACGTTCACAAAAACGTCTAGTATTCCCGGTAAAGGTGGTGCAAAAATCAGATATTCCGTTTTTAATGGCACTGCTAAAGTGCGATGTGTGGAACTAAAGCTTAGTGAGATAGATGTACCAAACCAGAAACTGGACGGAACACCACTAGAGATTGGTACTATTGACAGTCCGGCAATTCATTTTAATGCAACGGATTGTACATTCCCGTGTAGTGTGATTCTTAGGGGAAAAGAAACTGGCACTTCTGGAGAATCTAACCTGTTTACAATAGTGCAGGGTGCTGTTAAAATTTCAGAGAAGAAAGTGTATTTGGTTATGCATGCGATTAATACAGAGAAAAGAAATTATCTCCGATATGACATTAATCA